TATTGTTTGGTTAATACATATAAATCAATAATGTTATTTGGGCTAGGATCAATACGTCTATAATTTGGTGAGTTATGTCTATACTGGAAGTAGATATCTTGTCTACCTTTCTTAGCAGTATAACCAGTAACTTCATTTAGAGTATATGTTTCGCCTGTGATTGTTAACTTATAAAACTTATTAGTTGTGTCAATATAGAACAACTGATTGTTTTTGTATAGTGTTGCTTCTCCTTGTGCATCTTTTAAACTTGAGTACTGACTTTCAATTAGATTGTTACTAACTGGTGTCTGCACAACAAAGTTGTCATACCCAAATGTGTTTTGAAAGAATACATATTTTGTTCTTCTGTCAACTTCAGGATTTACAATTAGTTCAAACAGTTCAGGATTATCTGGAATACCGTCATTGTCACCGTCTGGGAAAGTTACTAAAATTTTATTTGGATTTTCGTAACCATCTGCTTCAACAATATTTTTATAGATATACCAGCTGTAGTCTAAACCTAACTGTTCACTTGAGTCTGGTTTATTATTAATTTTAAGAACTTTTACTTGATCATATATTGTATTACCAGTTACTGGGTCAAATACTTTTACTTGATCGTCAAAGTAGAAGTTAGTTTCTTGAACACTTTCAAACGCATACTGTAACCCACGATAGTGTACTATGTATGTTTCACCTACTGTTTCAAATTTAATAATCCAACTTTGATCTAACTGAGTTCCACTTACGTCACCTTCGTATGTTAAATCAAATTCAGTTTTTGCACTAACATCACTAGGCTTAATAATTTTCCATTCACTAGCAGTTATGTCATATCTTAATGCAAAGTCTTCAAATGCCTGTATGTAACTGATCATGCTAGTTATCAATGAATCTAATAAATTGATATTAAATACTGCATAAATTTCACTAGCAATAGCACCTGTTGGCACTTCTTGGTTAATTGTTACAGGACCTTTTCCGGTTGATAAATTTCCTTGTCCGCTATTAGTACCGTCTGCTAGTACATCTTCAATGGCGGCGTAGATAAAAAACTTGTCGCCTGGTTTACTCGGTGTGCCTGTTCGTATTTTATTTTTGTTATCAAAGTATTTGCCATCACCTGGACTAAATTTTACAATAGCACCTTCAGTGATATACTGAGCATTGTTACTAACAAAACTACCAATTTGAATTGGCTTGTTGTTTAAATCATAAAAATATCCTGTTGAACCATTTGTCAACAATGTTGAACTGTTCCAGTAATGGTCTACCAATGATATTTTTTGGAATTTTTCGTAAAAGAACTGCTGTGTTTCTTTTAATTCAATAATTGGCGTCAATTGATTGTAAATTACTCTCTGTATGTCACTAACAGTATTGTAGTCAAAACTAAATGTTTTTAATGTTTCCTCAGAATAAAGCATACCATCCTGTGCAAAAATATTTGTACTGGAATACTTGCCGGTGTTGTCAACAACATCTAGATAACGACTTACGCCACTTGATGTTCTGTTAACTGCTTTAATCTTAAGAATATTACTGTAAAGTGTATACGGTAAAATGTTATAGTCTTCAGCACTAATCATTCTGTCTTGTGTATAGTATTGCTGAGGAGCCTTTTGTCTAATTTCTTCAATTGATTCACGTGAACTAGCATTAGCCACAGTGTATTGTAAACTTGCTCTAATTGTTATAGTTTCTACTCTATTGTTTTTGCTAATATAGTTAATTGGTATAATTACACCTTGCATTTCTGTTGGAGTAATTTTGTAGTCTAGTCCATTCGAAGTTCTATAATAGATTCTAAATTTACCTTGTGGCACTTTTGAGAAACTGCCATCACCAAACACCAGATCAATTTGATCATTTGCTCTGGTATTAACTTGATAAACATTTTTATTGTTTTGTTTGTTGTAGATAACATTGGTATTGCCAATACTTGGCACTTGTTCCCATAACTCGCCTAGTGTTCCATCACTGTTAACTTGGTATACCCAAATGTCATTATTGTTAATGTTGTTAACATTAATTGGATAAACTCTGTTTGGAATACTTTCTTGGAAGTTTATATCAACTGTTTGTAAAACACCTTCTTTAAAGTAAACAAAGAAACCAGTGTTAGCACTGAAGTTACCTCTATTATCATTTTTCTGTAACAGATTAAATGTAGCATTAGGTCTTGGCGCTACTTCGTAAACTGTGCTAGTGCCAGCACTAGTTGGACTAATTGCTTCAAAGTCCATATTAGTACCATTGATTAAATTTTTAAATGCGTAACGAGCTAGTGCTGTTTGTACTAGATTAATTTGATATTCACTATTAGTAATGCCATTAATTAGTTGGCTGTTACTAGGTTTACCTACAACTTGGTTTGTTACAAAACTTGCATTTAAAACTGTGTTAAATTGTTCAAGCCAATTTTCATTACCTGCATCTGCCCAGTTAATTACTAAGTTACTTAAATTAACACCGTCACTGTCAAATACATTCTCACTAGTAGACACCGAATCAATTTTTAATAATCCACTTGAGTTAATATTTCTTTTTGGAGAGTATGAAATTAGTTTAGCAAGTTTAAGAATACTGTCACGACGCTGTGCTGTGTCAATAAAGTTTTCACGAGCATTTAAGTCACCACGGAAACTCAGACTTTGCCCAAGATATGCAATTAGATCAATTAGTGCAATAAATTCACTTGATTCAATAAAGTCGTTAAAGTCCTCAGGATAATAAGTCCTAAGGTAATCTATCATTGTTTTTCTGATAGTTTCATAGTCGTAACTCTGGAAGTCAGCGTTACGGAATGTTTGATAAAGTTTAGTCCAGTCTTCTGAAACTAATAAACTTGTCTGTCTTGTTGTAGTTGCCATAGAATACTCTCAATTCTGTTATACTGTATTTATTACAGAAAATAAACTGAGTATTTAATTGGCTAGTGTGATTGTTTCTGTTTTGCCGTCAAACTTTAAGTTTAACACATTGATTTGATTAGTCTTAAGATAACGTAGTTCTAATTCAATTTGAAGTCCTGTTTCATATTCTGTGATAATAACATTGTCAATTGATAATCTAGGATCATATTCTGCTACCTGTTTAATATCAGTTGTGATAACTGTTTTTAAATCTTCCGTAAGAGGTTCGTAAAGTACATTCCAAATAATGGTTCCAAAGTCTGGATTCATTAATTTTTCACCTTTACGTATGTAGAAATGATTGATTAAATCTTGTTTAACCAATTCAAAGTCTGTCAGGCGAAAATTCTTTGTTTTGCCTAGAGTAGAAAAACCTTTATACATAGTAGCCATAATAATATTTATCCTGCTTGAATTGCCCCTACTTTAGGCGCCATCTGTGCTACAGCATACTTGCCTTTTTGGAAATAGTTGCCGCCTGTTGTACCATTTGCATCTGCACCTTGACCAGTTGCTCTCCAATTTTTAGCACCTGTAGCACCCAACAAATGACTGGTTGCTAACATACCACCCACTTCTTCTTTTGGCATGTCTGCTGTAATAGCGCCGTTGGCTACCATAGCAGTGTAATTTCTTTCTGTATAATCTTCCATAGCACTTTCTTGTATCTTTGGATTCTGTTTAAAAGCATCTTTACTCGAAATACCATCCTTACCAGTCCAACTGTTAGCATTGTCTAAGTCACTTAAACTTTTAACATCACTGCGAACAAAGCCAGCATCTTTAAGAGCAGGTAATCCCATTTGATACTTGCCTAGATATCCTAATTCATTTTCAGCATCATACTTCATGCTACTTTCACTTTGTCCAATTTGAGCATAGTATGCTGTCAAATCATCTTTACTCAATGGTCCTATTTCTCTAGTAGCCTCTGGTTGATTTCTAACACTAACTGCTTTAACTCCATTGTCTACACCACTACCTGCAAGTGATTTTGTAGCATCAATCTTGCCTGCAAATGTAGCCTTAGGTTGTATACCTGTTTCTTTTTCAAGGTCTGATTGTTGTTCACCTCTATAATAAGGTTCATGTGTAGGTGCTAACGTACATATTGTTGGTAAAGCATTTAAATTTAACTGCCAGAATGTCCCAGGACCGCCTGGTTGGCTAGTGTCGGGTAATTTAAATTCTGCAAGACGTTTAATTTGATCAACTGTTTCTGTTCTGCCACTGTTAGAATATATGTTTAGTCCTTCAAGTGCTAGTATGCCTCCTGCTTTTACAGATATTTTTGCATCAGCATCTACTAAAAATCTTGCACCTGTTTTGAACTGCGTATCTTGCTGTGTTTCAACATGAAACTTGTCTTGTTTAAAAGTAGTAGTGCCAGTTTCCATCTGTATTTTATTTTGGCTACGCATTCTAATAGTGCCACCGGCATCAAAATTAATATTAGCATCACTGTGCATATTAATAGTGCCTTCACTTCTTAGACTAAATCCACTCTTGCTGTATATTTTTATATCACCTTGGTTACTCATTTCAATCCAACTTTCGCCTTTAGCATGACTGATATAGATACTGTCATTTGAATCGTGCATCAACAGTTGATGTCCGCTGGCAGTTTTTAGTCTAACTAGTTGGTTACCACCTAATACTTCGCCATCGTCCATAACAAACTGATGTCCGCCTTTACGTGATTTAATTTTACGATACTTGTCGTCTTCTTTACCGGCTCTTAAATTCTTTAGATAGTTTACATCATCTGCTGGATCGTTAGTTGGTCTACCTGGTGTTGATATACCAAACACGTGACTTGGGCTTTCACGTTGACTACTTGAACTGATACTGCCTCTTACTGGATCAAAATGCAATCCCTGTTCAATTAATCTTTGATACTGTATTTTGTGAACAGGCTTCTCTGCGTTCACAAAATTGTTATTTGTGTATTGACTACCATTTTCGTTAAAC